GTCAAAGCGTCTTGCTGGTCAGCTTCTCATGTTTAGCCAATCCGCTCCCGCTCCACAAACAAAGCTTGTCGCTCAAACTATTACGCCCAAGCGCGATCGATTGATTCGAGTCGATATTGGCGGATCAAAAAAAGTCGGTCGCAAGTACGGCGGCGAAGCTTCAAAGTCAGGCAAGGGCAACAGGGTGCGTCAGCAAGCTGCGCCGGCTGGTGCATTGCTATGGGGAACAGAATTTGGATCGCATCCGGGGCTTGACAGTATTGGTCGCCGATACAGTGACAGATTTAAAGCTTCAAAGAATCCGCGCGGATATTGGATCACTCCCGCGGTTGATTATTATGTGCCAATCGTGGCGCGTGAATATGCACAGATGGTTCAAGATGTAGTGAAGAAAGCGGGGCTCGACTAATGGCGGGAATTCCAAAGGTCAAGATTACTTTTGACGCTGACTTCGATGAACTTAAGCGCGGCGTCAAAGGTGCGACCGATGAAGTCGAAGGCTTCGGATCTAAGGTTGGAAAATTTGGCAAGATGGCGGGAGCGGCTTTTGCCGTCGCCGGCGCAGCTGCGCTCGCTTATGGTGCGGTACTTCTCAAGCAAGGAGTCGAGTCTGCAATCGCGGATGAACAGGCACAAGCCAAGCTTGCGACTACATTGCAAAATGTTACAAACGCCACCGATGCTCAAATCGCAGCCGTCGAATCACAGATTCTTCAAACTTCGCTTTTAACAGGGAAGACCGACGACGAGCTTCGTCCAAGTTTTGAAAGGTTCGTGCGCGCCACAAAGGATTCGGAAGCGGCTCTCAAGCTTCAGCAAGTGGCGCTGGATGTCTCAGCCGGATCGGGTAAGTCTCTCGAAGCCGTCACTAATGCGATGGCTCGCGCAGCCGAAGGCAATACAGGAGCACTCTCAAGGCTAGGCGTCGGACTCACAGCTGCGCAGCTGAAGACGATGTCTCTCGATGAAATTACAGCCTCACTTGCGAATACTTTTGGCGGACAAGCTGCCGTTCAAGCTGACACATTTGCCGGCAAGATGGCTCGACTTCAAGTCGCTTTCGATGAAGGCAAGGAGACAATCGGATCATTCGTTCTCGATGCAATCACTCCAATGATCAATACTGTCGTGAATGTAGTCATTCCCGCAATCAACAAATTTATGGAATCGGTAGGTGGAAAAGATGGATTGACAAATGCTTTCAAGGTTTACATCGAGCTCGTTAAGAATTTATTTTTGCCGATACTTCAAGGATTCAAATTTGCATTCGACCAAATCAAAAAAGCGGTCATGGGTAACAAAGACGAATTTGAAGCACTCTTCACATTTTTGAAAGACTTTGTCGCTCCATTTATGGGCGGGCTTTTTAAGATTGCAATTCAAGGGATCGGCATCGCTCTAGGAGTGGTCATCAATGTCGTGGGCGATCTCATCAGCGGCTTCCGGACTCTTTTTGGGATAATCAATTCGGTCGTTTCATCAATTCAAAACATGATTAATCTCGTTGCAAACAATCCCGCCGTCAAGGGAATTGCCGGAGTAATCTCAAGCGCATTTGGTGGCTTCCGTGCCAATGGTGGGTCGGTATCGGCAGGGACTCCCTATGTCGTAGGCGAGCAAGGCGCTGAGCTCTTTGTCCCAAGCTCAAACGGCACAATCGTGCCAAACGGAACAATGGGCGGATCTACAATCAATATCACCGTGAACGGCGCAATCGACGCTGAAGGCACAGCTCGCACAATCGTCGATGTCCTCAATCGCTCAAATGCTCGAGGCACACTCGGAGCGAATCGATTGGCTTTTGTATGACCTTATGGACGCCAAATTGGAGCATTGAAATCGATGGAGTCGAATACAAAAATGTGACTCTTGCAAACATGACTTTAAGCTCGGGACGAAATGACATCTACACGCAAGCCATCGCAGGATATTGCAATCTGACTCTCATCAATTTGGACGATTCCGGCATTGATCCGGCAATCAATTCAGGCGTCACAGTATTCGTCAATGATTCAAATGGCGATCCGGTAGCTCTTTTTGGTGGCTCAATCACGGATATCATCGTGGGCGTTCAATCCGGCGGCTCAATTGGAGTGACTCAGACAATTCAAATCACGGCTCTAGGGGCGCTCTCAAGGCTTCCCAAGGTACTGACAGAAGGCGTCTTGCCCAAAGAATTAGACGGAGAACAGATATATGACATTTTGGCGGGGATTTTGTATGGATCTTGGAATGAAGTACCGGCTGCGCTGACTTGGGCGGGCTACAATCCAACAACGACATGGGCAAATGCTGAGAATTCGGGTCTTGGCGAAATCGACGAAGGCAATTATGAATTGTCAGCTAGATCGGCAGATGTCACCGATGCTTATTCTTTGGTCGCAGCTTTGGCAAATTCGGGTCTTGGATACCTATATGAAAACGGATACGGTCAGATTAGCTATGCGGACAGCACACATCGAAGCGTCTATCTAGCCACAAATTCTTATGTCGATTTAAGCGCAAATGACGCTTTTGCATCCGGTCTTCAGCTAGCAACAAGATCCGGCGATGTCCGGAATTCCATCACAATTCAATACGGCAACAACAGCCAAGTCTCAGATTTTGATCAGGCTTCCATCGATATTTATGGCACACTCGCCCAATCCATCCAAACGACTCTTCACAATACCGTGGACGCTGAATCTCAAGCGGCTTTTTATCTTGGATTAAGAGCCTACCCAAGAGCCAATTTCAATCAAATTTCATTCCCTATCGGATCGCCGGAATTAGACGATTCTGATCGAGACAATCTTCTCAATGTGTTCATGGGCATGCCCGTCACAATCAACAATTTGCCCAACAATATGGGAACTAGATTTCAAGGCTTTGTCGAAGGCTGGCAAATGCAAGCGGGCATCAATTCCCTGACGGTTTCGATGTATCTGACTCCAACGGAATTTTCGCTTCAAGCCATGAAGTGGAACGATGTGAGTGGCGCAGAGTCTTGGAATACCTTATCGAATACACTTATATGGGACGACGCATTCATCGTCGTTTAAAGGAGACAGCATGGCAACGACAACGCCGAATTTTGGGTGGACAGTACCCACATCGACCGACTTGGTTAAAGATGGCGCGACGGCAATCGAAACTCTTGGAGACGGCATAGACGCGTCTTTTGTTGATCTCAAGGGTGGCACAACGGGACAAGTGCTTTCAAAAGCATCGGGATCGGATCTTGATTTTTCTTGGGTAGCACAAGACGACTCAAACGCAATTCAAAATACAATCGTCGATGCAAAAGGCGATTTGATTACAGCGACAGCGTCAGACACACCGGCTCGCCTAGCTGTGGGCACAAATGGATATGTTTTGACAGCCGATTCAGCTGAATCCACAGGAATCAAATGGTCAGCACCGGCAAGCGGAAGCACATTCGTAGGCGCTCAAGTGACAAACACTTCAGCTCAATCTATTTCCAACGGCGCTTATACAGCCTTGAATTTCCAATCTGAAATCTATGATACAGACGGTTTTCACGATAACGCCACTAATAACACTCGATTAACAATTCCAACGGGCAAAGGCGGAAAATATCTTTTGACCTGTCAAGCCAATTTTGCGAGCAACTCATCCGGCTTTCGAGCCATCGCAATAATGAAAAATGGCAGCGCGAGTCAAATCGCTTACGCTAACAGCAACCCTATTTCAGGCAGCAGCTTCACTTATGCATTTTCATGCGTAGTTTCTGCCGTAGCAACTGACTACTTTGAAATGAATGTGTATCAGTCATCTGGTGGATCACTCAATGTCAATGCCGGCTCAGACTCTACTCGTTTCGATATTTCATACTTAGGAGCCTAATATGCAATCATTTCCAAAACCGAAGAAATTAAATGGCGAACAACTACTTGTTGAACTAGCAGATGCGGGCATTGTGGTAGATAAAGTCATGGTTATCGATGATTCGCTTTATATCGATACAGATTCAACAGCGGCAGAAGCTATTGTTGCAGATCATGTCGGAATAGAAATTTCCAATCTAGAATGACATATCCAAAAGGCACAGCTGCGCTCGCGCTAGAGATTGCCAAAGCCGAAATCGGCACAATCGAAGAAGGCGACAATCTCACCAAGTACGGCAAGTTTACAAAAGCCGACGGGCTGCCATGGTGCGGGTCATTCTGCAATTGGGTGCTTGCACAAGCGGGAGTCAAGGTTCACTCGGTTGTTTCCACAGCTGTAGGAGCTCACAAGTTCAAAGAGACATCACGATGGAGCGAGACACCGGCAATCGGCGACCTTGCATTCATGGACTTTCCACATGACGGAGTCGATCGGATTTCACATGTGGGAATCGTCGTCGGAATCGATGGAAAGACAATCACGACCATCGAAGGC